GATTAAAGGACTAACCACGCGGTGCGCAGTTATAATTTTTTCACTTACGAGCTTTGAAAGGTACTCGTACATCCCGTCTGCCCCGTTTTGGGTAATGGGTGTAAATTCGGGCGCGGTTTCGTCTCCATCGTTGAACGTGATAAGGATACGTCCCGCGTTATCTGCCCCCGTAAATTTCTCTACTACCTTTTGTTCTATGACTCGACGTTCTTCGTGTGTTGGAACTCCGTTTTTAAACGACAAAAGCATAGAAGGAAAGAACCCCCTACGTATGTTGTTTAAGTGAAATTCCGAAATCTCGCGATCTAATTCAGCGTAGTTAGTTCCACCCGCGTAGTCAGGTAAAGCGTAATAGTGAAACGAAGGGGTGTAGCGTTTAATTTGAAGGCACGTAGAGGCTGTAGTTCGGTCTTCGTTAGAGAAGGCTTTAATGGCCTTTTCTTTAACCCTCTTATCTGTCCATTCCGACTTGTAATAGAATTCGCTTATTACCCCCTCAGAATCGGCTATACCGCTTCGCATTGTGTGAACGGGAAGGTGTTTGATACAAGCGATGCGAGTACGGGCGGTATTCCAAATTACGTTCAGGTAACACATCCCGTAAAGTTTAATATCGAAAGCCACCCGTTGTAGTAGGTCTTCGTCACTTTTGCGAAGTAAGTCTTGTAGGCGTATCCATTGTTCTCGCTTCCCGTCGGACTCGTCCTTATCGGTAGCGTCTAAACCTCCGCCGTAAATCATATCGGCCACTCCGTTTATTATCGCGCCGTTGGTAGAACTGGAAAGGAAAAGGTCACGTAGGTATTCCCCATACATATCGTCTAAACCATACGAGACAAACTTTTGCCCTTGCTTCTCACGAAACAAAGGTATCTCTTGATCGGCGTAGTTTATTACACTAAAGTTATCCTTCTTCATTATGGGTATATAAATTGTTCGGTGGTGGGAGAGTATTCGTTAAAGTCAGGTGTCACTTCTTCCATATTGCCCGCATAGTCTCGGACGTATGCCATACCTTGTTCGAGTTCAGCAGTAGCCAAAGTGGGGTCTAAGTTTGTTGAGCTTGATTGCTCGTAAATTTTGTATGTGTAAAACCCCATCGGGTAAGTGTCGTACTTGCCCGCAGCGTCGTAGAACTTTATTAAGCCACTCAAAGGAACGGCTGTCGTATCAAAAGTTACAACGGCAAAAGTCATTTCTGTATATCTTCCATTGTTTGCTACTACTGTGGTGGGGATAAAATACAAAGAATTTTCCGAACCTAAAGAAGTTAATTCAATTAAGTAATAAACACTTGCTTGTGCAATAGTCTGAACATCGGCACAAGTTACGTACATACTTTGAATTACTGATTGAGTAGTAGAAGCGTTTTGTATTTGTAGCATTGTTATTTTTACTCTAAAATGAAAAAGGGAAGATAGCGACTTGCCACCTTCCCCTTTCTTCAAAAACCATTGTTTTTATGCTTCTGAAATTGTCAAAGCTGCCTCGTCTGCCAATCCATCGAAAGGATATTTTGCAGTTGCCACTCCAGCCGAAGCGGGTATGATGTATAGAGGTGCTTGTTCTTTCGCCGTAAAGCTAAGAGTAAGACCATTCATATCCGAACGCCCCGCACCAGTAGCGATAGTATCGCCACCAGTTAGATAGCATCCGTCTGTTATCCCCATTAGGTACACGTTATCGTTTGAGTCTTGCACGAAAATCTGTGCGCGATTCTTAGATATTAGACCAAGTTCGAAAAGGTCTGCGGCTACAACTTTGTGTAGAACAACGTCAAGAGTTTGATTCCACATTACCGATCCTGTACCCTTATCCGCTTCTACTCCCGATTTGAAAGAAGAAAGGTCAGTTACGAGGTCGTACTTGAAAACCGTTACGGCACTTCCACTTGCTATATCCCAAGTAGCGAAACCCGCCGTTGTGATAGTGTAAGAATCAGCCGTTACCGTTGCGTTTTTAAGTATGTCAGAACAATACGAAGAACAAAAGTAAATAGCTTTCAGTCCTCCTATTGCATCACGGCAATCAATGCCCCGTGCGGCAGTTATGTTACAAGCCATTTTCTTTTAAGTTTAAGTAAAGTTAAATCCTACAACTCCGTCTCCCGCTACGCCCGTTTGTACTCCAATTGCAAATCTCATAGAAACTTTAACATTGTCAGAACCATCGTACTGATAGGTAGGGATTAACTGAGCAGAGATGTCTGGAGTGTAGCTATTAACACCAACAACCAAATTTTCAGGGTATGTGAATACCATAACATCCGTAGTATTTGGAATACCTGGAGTTGCATAAACTGCATATCCAAGGAAAGTTAGGTTTCCGCTAAGGTCCGTTTGGTAGCCAGGTCCCGACTCTTGTTCAGCTATTGCTTGTTGGAAGAAAGCGTAAGCCTCATAAGAAAGGTAAAAACCACAACCAGGCTTTTGCAGTATTCCAGGAATAGCGGCAGCGGCATCAAATACACCCGCCATATGTCCAAGAATATTAGTCTTTGTCCAAGCAGCAGCTGCCGTGTCATGCTCAATAAAGTCCTTACAAGCAGAAGCATCAATACCCGCTTCGTCGATTGTACCATCGTTAGAAAGGAAACCCACTCCAAAGATAGCAGAACTCTGCCAAATTGCGTTCTCTACGCTTGTTCCCGTTCTTTCTGCTACTGCCCCAAGAAGGAAGTCAGTAAAGTCTACGGGGAGGTCGCCGTTACGTTGCATACGTCCGTTAGCTGCGACCCAAGTAGGGAACATAGTCTTACGACATACTTGCTCCATTACTGCCAAATCTGTTTGGTCAAGAACTTGCTCTGTTAAGGTAACACTTTCGCCACCATTAAAGTCACAATTTGCCGCTTGTAAAGTGTCCGTAGTTGAAAGTCCCGATATAACGGCTTTATCTACAACACCCTCTAAAAGTCGGCAACGCCCTTTCGCGATTGTCTCTGCCCCAAGTAAAGCGGCGGTGACATATGGAAGAGCTAACTCACCAGCGTAAGTGTTTGCTCCTACCGTAATATCGAAGTCATACTTCTTTGATAAGTTATTCATCTGTGTGAATTTTGTATAATGTGTAACGCACGATCTACACGGTTTAGATTAGTTATATCCTTCTTCTTGTGCTCAGAAGAAAGTTTGTTAGGTGAGTGAGAAACGCCCTTTGAACCAGGTGCGCCCTCTAATTTTTCAAGTCTTTTGCTAATTGATGCAAATGCCTCTTCTAAGATTGGGCCTAAGTCTTCCGCAGTCTCATCAACTACAACTTTGACTTCTTCTTTTCCGTTATAAATATCCGATACAACTTGTGCAATTGCATCTCGTACCGCTTCGGCAATTTGAGGGAAACGCTCTGCCAATACATCACGAACTTTGTCGTAATCCATATCTTCGCGTACATCTTCCTTCTCGTCGTCGATTCCGTCACGATAGCCTTCTTCTTCCGCTTCAGGAATAGTTTCTGCCATCTCAACTTCTACTTCGATTTCTTCTTCTCCCAAAGAAGCAAGACGAGAGTCTTCGTTGACGACTAATTTCGTGCCGTCTTCCAGTGTGTACGTTCCCGCATCTAAGGGGGTAGCGTTTCCGCTATCGTCAAGAATACGTACCTCTACACCTACGTCCCACGACTCGGCTTCGGTAACGATTACACGCCCGTCGTCTAAGCGACTTTCGGCGTAGAGCTTAGTTTTGGGCAACCCCATCACCTCGCGTATTTTTTGAATTGTTGTCATTTTGCAAAATTATTACATAGATTAATAGAACTTTTTTTTATCCGTTTATTTTCAACCATATTTACTCCTTATCATACCGCAAATCTTCTCTGCGGTTTCCTTAGAGCCATACTCCGCAATTTGGTCTGCAATGCACTCGTCCCAAGGGTAAGCCTCTAAACTTTCCTTCGCACCAAATAGCGTTTGGCCGTTTAGTTGTAGGGTAGTGTATCCCGTTTGGTTGTGAAACATCTCTCCCCATAACTGGGCGTCTTGGGATCGCTTAAAAAGGGGTTGGCCGTTTAATACTGCCGAAGGCTTAACCTCGTCCAAAAGGATAGACTTAAGTTCCGCTATAATCGTTGCGTCTTCAGGGCAATTCTTACAAAGTTTCCCTTGCTTCATCTCTACCAACTTATCGGAAAAGTATCCTTCAATAGAGAAACCGCGGACTTCTTTTGCTTTTACTTTCTCCCAAATATCGTAGTTGTTTACCTTAACCGATAACATCCACGTTCCAATTGGAAGTTCAAAACCATAAAGTGCGCTCTTGTCTTTTGTAGAGTCCTCAATTAACCAAGACTCCACCACGGTAACGCCGTCTATTTTACTATTGTGTTCTAACGTGTGTTCGTTGGTCCTTGCCTCCCGCATAAAAAGTTCCATAGCATGGCGTACCGTTTCCTTGGAAAAGAACACATCGTATTCTTCTTCGTTATCGTCCAACCTCATAATCAACTTCTCAGGGATAAGGGCGGGGCCTATTAGAAGACGTTTGTCTTCGTCCATAGCAAAGGCCATCTTATTGTCTTTAACTGCGGATAGATATACGAAGTCGGTTTCTATCGCGGGAAACCTTACAAGACTTACTGCCTCTATTCCCGTAATCTCTTCGGACTCATCTATTAAAAGTTCTACTTGCTTTCTCATATCTGTAAAAATGTCTTTTGCTTTTTTGTTTATTTATAGCGTTGTGGCCGTTCGTATCTGTGCCGCTAAAGCGTTTTGATCGGCTAACTGGCTTTGAACTACATACGCATTTATCGGTGGTATAGAACCAGGTGTAACCCCTTCCCTCATATCGGGGGTAAGTCCAAGGATTGGAGCTTCTCGGTTACTTATAACGCCTAAACCACCACCACCACCACCACCTACTCCACCACCACCCGTTCCAATACCTTCGGCAGACGCTCCCGCTTGGTTCATTATACCCTTAATAGATGCAAAACCACCTAATACAATTGCCAACATAGTAGCCGTAAAACCTGGAGACGAAAACACCGCAAGGGGGCCAGTTCCAACTGC